ACGGAAGATGATTGGGTCTGCTTTCGTTGCGAGACATGTATGTCACGCGGACCAACGAATTACACAGACCCGAAGTCAATCATCGCATGGAACACCCGCGCCGCCCCTGTGGTGACGGATAAGATGGTGGATGCGGCGTTGCTTTCAACGCTTGGGCGGGCCTACAATTCCAAGCAGACGATGCGCGCCGCACTGACCGCCGCCTTGGCGCAGATGGAGGGGAAGGAATGAGTTACTATATTAAGGATTTGGCTAAATATGATGATAACATCTTCGGTGTTTGTGTAGCTGTTGAAGTTGAGTTTGGCCCCTTCCATGATAAAGAATCTGCTGTGTCTTGGTACTTAAGATACCAAGATATTGAGAAGTACTCTGACGAATGCTACGGGGTCAATATCAATATTATTGAGAGGTCAACATGATCTGCTATAAAGATATGACCTTCTGTAAATCAGATTGTATAAACACCAACTGCTTCCGCAACTGGACAGAAGAGAAGAGCAAAGATGCTAAGAAGTGGTGGGGTAGTGATAATGCTCCCGTTGCTTTCTCTGACTTCTCTAAAGACTGTAAAGACTATAAATGTAGTTACCCATGAGATGTTATATGAAAAAACTATTCGCACTTATCTTTGCTACTGCAATCACCGTGTCTACTGCATCTGGGGCTTTCGATGTTGGCCCTAATCTTACGGTAGAACCAGTTATCATCTTGTCATACGATCTAGAGGATGAAGAGGCTAACAGCACCCTTAACCTATACATGAACTATGACTTCTCTGACACAACCACTATGTATGCAGAGTTGACCTATGATGTGGCCACGAAGAAAATCAGTGGTCTTGTAGCTGGGTTGCAGAGTGTACTAACCCCCAATGTCACCGCTAGGGGCTACTTTACCGTAGACGAGTACGGTGGCAATGATGATCTTAATGTAGAGTTGGAAATCCGGTTCTAGTAAAGGTACGATATGACAGAAGTAATCCACCAACCTTGCCCATACACTGATTGTGGCTCTAGTGATGCCTTCTCCTACAACTCACTAAAGAAGGTTGGTCACTGTCACTCTTGTGATCAGAACTACCCTTCCAGCAGAGTAACCTACGACTGGGCTAAAGATAAATACCCCACTAACCCACTTAAAAGAGGTAATCAACAAGATATGGCTGATAAAGAAGAGTTCATGGATTACCGGGGTATTACTGCTAACACCTACAAGTTCTATAAGTGTCTTACACAGTTTGAAGGTGATACGCCAGTTAGTCACTCTTATGTTTACCCTAGTGGCAAGCGTAAGATCAGAACCTTCCCCAAGACATTCGTAACCGATCCCGGCTTCCGTACTGATGAACTCTTTGGTATGAATCTCTTTAATGGAGGTTCATCTATGGCAGTTACAATTACGGAAGGGGAGTGCTTTACTCCTGATGCAGAACTTCTCACCCCTAGAGGTTGGGTGGCTTTGCAAGACTTGATAGACACTGATAATGTTATGGAAGTTTACCAAGACGGTACTGGTAACTGGACAAAACCTATCTGCACGATTGACAAACACTACAAGGGTGATCTTGTAGAGTACGTTTCTGGGTCTTACTACTCCCTAACCACAGAAGAGCATGACTTGGTTAGAAATCACCCTAAAGAGGGGTACAAGAAATTTAAAGCTGGGGTAAACTCTTTCTTTAGTATTCCCAGAACTCTTGATATGCAAGGTTGGTGTGGCTACACTCTAGAGCAGTTGCGTATCTGGATTATGCTCTCTGCTGATTTTACTTTTAGACAGACTGGTGATATTTACGGTGCCTTCAAAAAAGAAAGAAAAGTAAACCGTGTCAAACACCTGCTAGATAGTGTAGGCGTAAGATACTCTTGCAACAAGGTTGGAGATGGTTATACATCTGTGTTCATTCATAGGGGTCACAATCTTGGTTTTGCAAAGAAAGACTTGCCTTGGTCTATGGTTTGGTCTAGTTATAAACATGAGGTTTTGGAAGAGGTTATTTTCTGGGATGGTAATTATGTAAAAGGCAAGAACCAAGCAGAGTTTGCTAGTAATAGAAAGCACAATGCTGATGTTGTGCAAGCCTTGTCCCACTCTTGTGGATATGTGTCTAGCATAATTAACCGTAGCAACCAGTACGGTAGCTGGTTTAAGGTCTCTATCCTTTTTGGTAAAAAGCACTCCGTAACACAGAGGGGGTTTAAGAAGATTCCCTACTCTGGTCGAGTTATGTGTGTAAAAGTCGGTTCTGGTATGCTTCTAGTAAGACAGAGGGGGTCGATCTCTATCAGTGGAAACTGTGACGCCATGTCTGCCTTCCAGATGTTAGGCTCTAAGTACCCTTGCGTCTCTCTACCTAGTGCTGCCCCTAAGAGTACTTTAATTGCCAACTGTAAACCTTGGTTAGATAGTTTCGACAAGATTTACCTATAACTTGATACAGATGACAAAGCAGAGAAATTTGCTATGGCTCTGATGCAATTGTATCCCGGTAAGGTCTATAAAGTCTCTCACGACAAATACAAAGACGCTAACGAGTTTCTGCAAGCTGGCGCTGCTCAATCCTATAAGAATGCTTGGTACAATGCTAGGTTGTACACACCAAGTAATATATTTGCTACAGAGTCTGACTTCCTTGGGTTGTATAACGAATCTGTAGAAAACTCTTATATCCCTACAAATATTTCAGCACTAGATGATAAAATCTTAGGTCTTATGAGAGGACACTTTACTGTTATTAAAGCTGCTAGCGGGCTTGGTAAAAGTGAATTTATGAGATACTTGGAGTACAATTTCATTAAAAACTACCCAGATGTTAAATTTGCATCTTGGCACCTAGAAGAAACTAAACTTAGGTCTTTGCTTGGTATTGTATCTTATCTACTACAAGACAACGTAACTAGAAAAGATTTGATTAAGACAAAAGATAAAGAGTCAGAGGTATTGGCTGCTATTAAACATATCACTGAAAACACTGGCTACATGCAGTTTCATATGCGGGAAGAAGACGGTGCTGACGAACTGGTGTCTCAGATTAGAACGCTAACTCAAGTTTACGGGTGTCAGTACATTTTCTTTGAACCAATCACCGATGTTGTGACAACCTCTGACGACAAGAGCAAAGAGTCTATCCTAGCTGATCTGTCAATTAGACTGTCTAAGTTGGCAGCAGAACTTAACGTGGGTATTATCAGTATTGGACACACTAACGAAGCTGGTGAGTTCAAGTATTGTCGTATGATTGGGCAGAGGGCCTCTGTAATTATTGATCTGTATCGTGACAGAGACAGTACGAATCCTATTGACAGGAACACTACAAAGCTGTTAATTAGGAAGAATCGCCCGTGTGGCCTAGAAGGGGATGCTGGTGAATTGTACTTTAACCCAGACAAGTTTACACTGTCTGATAAGCATGAGGGCTTCTAACATGATTACTGCATACAAAGGGTTTAATTCTGATTGGACCTGCCGAGAGTTTCAATACAAAGTGGGGGGAACTTACAAACAAGAGGGCAAAGCTATTGCTTGTCAATCTGGGTTTCATGCTTGTGAAAACCCTCTTGACGTGCTTAATTACTATCCACCAACGAGTAAGTTTGCAGAAGTACAGATGGTTGGTGATGTGTCTCGTGAAGCAAATTCTGACACTAAGATTGCATCTGCTGAAATTCACGTCAAGGTAGAAATCCTATTGCACGACTTTGTAGCAAAAGCTGTAAAGTGGCTAACAGATAATGCTAAAAACAGGGGACAGCATACTACTGGGCACCAATCAGCAGCAAGTGCTACTGGGTACCAATCAGCAGCAAGTGCTACTGGGCACCAATCAGCAGCAAGTGCTACTGGGGACCGATCAGCAGCAAGTGCTACTGGGCACCTATCAGCAGCAAGTGCTACTGGGGACCGATCAGCAGCAAGTGCTACTGGGGACCGATCAGCAGCAATGGGTGCAGGTTATCAAAACAAGGTTATGGGTAAAGAAGGTTGTGCTATCTTCCTTGTTGAAAGAGATGGTAATTATAACATTCTCAACGCTCGTGGTTTTGTCGTAGGTCGTGATTGTAAAGTTGATCAATGGTACATGCTTAAGAACAATAAGCTGGTAGAGGTGGATTGATATGAGAATTAGCGCAGAAGAGGCTTTTGAAGAGTGGGCCAACACTAACACCCACGTTGCTTGGTCTGCTGTAGGCTTGTCTAGGTTAGATCAGGCAAAATACAGAGCAACAGAAGAATTAGAAGACACTATGGAGTATGCTTTTCAAGCAGGTTGGCACTCAGCACTAAGAAATCTTACAACAAGTGATATCTGACATGGGTACATACACTAGTGTAAAGTTCAGAAACGTACCCCCTGCGTACTGGCCTTTGGCTGGACGTATTCTCCAAGGTTGCGCCCACGATATAAAAGAAGTAGGGGTGCGCAAGGGTACAATCTATAGTGTAGAAGATAAAATTTGGTATGTGTACAAGACTAAGACCTGCTTTGTAATTTGGATGGACACAGTATGAAAATCATCGTAGTCGATAGTGAAGGGGATGGTCTAGCCTATGATTGCACCAAACTACACAACATAGGTTGGACAGAGGATGGTATTACCTACAACTGCACATCAGACTACAATGAGATGCGTAGTGTGCTTACCCAACCAGACACCTTGTTTGTATGCCACAATGCAGTTAGGCACGATCTACCAGTGTTCAATCGTATCCTTGGTCTTAACCTAAAGTACACCAGTTTCATTGACTCTCTCGCCTTGTCTTGGTATCTTCACTATGATAGACCCAAGCACGGTCTTGCTACCTATGGTCAAGACTACGGTGTGCCTAAGCCTGAGATTGAGGATTGGGTAGGGTTAACCCAAGAAGAGTATAACCATCGAGTTTTGGAAGATGTGAAGATTAACTGGCTCTTGTGGAAAGACCTAGAGCGTAAGCTTAACGTACTTTATCCTACTCAAGAGGAAATGCTAAAGTTTACCAACTACCTATCTTTCAAGATGGACTGCGCTAGGGTACAAGAAGAGCAGGGGGTATATCTTGACATAGAGAAGACACAAGGTTATCTGGATGAAGTTACTAAACAACGGGATGAGAAGTATGTACAACTCACTCAAGTAATGCCTAAAGTCCCTGTATATTCAGTCAAAAAGTACCCTGCTAAACCATATAAGCAAGATGGGTCTTTGTCGTCTCATGGTATCAAGTGGTTCTCTTTCCTAGCGGAACAAGGTCTACCAGAGACTACACAAGCAGATGTAAAGTTCGTTGTAGATTACGAAGAGCCTAACCCGCAGTCGGATGTGCAGATCAAAGATTGGCTGTACTCTCTGGGTTGGGTGCCTAGAACCTTCAAGTTTGAACGCAACAAGGTAACAGGTGAAGAAAAGCAGACCCCACAGATCAGATACCTAAAGGGTCATGCTCAAGAGGGGGAACTATGCGAGGAAATCCTAGAGTTGGCAGAGAGAGAACCTGCCGTGGAAGTGCTAGCAGGGTTGTCTATCCTAAAGCACCGCCACGGCTTCTTTAGCGGCTTCCTGAGTGCCCATAAGAATGGTAAGCTGGTGGCCTCTATCGAAGGGCTTACGAACACCCTACGCTTCAAGCACAGGAAGCCTTTGGCCAACATCCCCGGTGTAGGTAAGCCTTGGGGTCAAGAGATTCGTAGTTGCCTTATTGCCACAGGTGATGATTTATTGTGTGGTGCAGACTGTGTTTCACTTGAAAATATGACTAAACTACACTATCTTAAGCCCCTAGACCCCGAATACGTAGAGACCCAATTGCAACCGGGCTTTGACCCACACCTTGATCTTGCAGTATTTGCAGGGGCTGTCACTCAACAAGACGTAGACGACCATGTGTCTGGTATCAGAAGTCTCTCTGCTTTGCGTAAGAAGTACAAGCAGACTAACTACAGTGCTGTATATGGCGTTGGTAAAGAAAAGTTGGCTAGGGAAACAGGGTTGTCTGTTAAAGAGGCTAAGAAGCTTCTTGATGACTACTGGAAACGTAACTGGGCAGTTAAGGCTTTCGCAGACACTATTGAGATTAAAGTAACTGGTAAATCTATGTGGGCTAAGAACCCTGTGTCTGGTTTCTGGTATCAACTAAGGTATGCGAAAGATGGTTTTAGTACTGTAAACCAAAGTACAGGTGTTTACTGTTTCGACACTTGGCTGTACTATGTTAGACAGCAAGGTATTAACCCAGTAATGCAATTTCATGACGAGCAAGGTAACTACCTAAAGTCTGATCAGGTGGAAGAGAACACCAAGAAACTCAAAAGAGCCATTGACCTAGCTAATGGTAAACTTCAACTGAACATCACTCTTGATGTAGATATCAAATATGGAAGATCATACGATGAGGTTCACTAATGGCAAATAAGTTGATCTATGACTTTAGGGACTTGTGTAGTCACAGTGGGGCAGACCCTGAACGTGTGTTTGAAGTGCGTGATGCTTTTGTTAAAGATGGCGTCTGGTTGGGTGGAGGGTGCCTTCGAAGGACTCTTATCAAACACCCACTAGACAGTGACTTTGACTTCTTCTTTCGTAGTGAAGAATCTTTTAACTATTGGCTTGCAAACATCCCGCCTACCATGAAAGAGGTGCGCAGGACTAAACATCACGTACAACTAGAAGGGACTCTTGGCGACAGTAAACTCCCGGTAGTGGTTCAAGGAATTAACTTTGCGTACTTCCCAGACGGTGCCCCCACTGTAATTGATAGCTTCGACTATACGATTACACAGTTCTGTCTTGCAGATGACTCTCTGCACACTACCGACATGGCTTTGTGGGATTTGGGTAGAATGAAACTTTCTATCAACAAGGTTACTTACCCTGTTGCTACTATGAGGCGTGTGCTAAAATACACTAAGCAGGGTTTTACAGCTTGTGCTGGTTGTATGCAAGAGTTGTTTTTGCAAACTGCACAGAATGCAGAGGTTATGGCACAAATGGATGTGGAGTACGTAGACTAATGGCAACTAAACCAGAAACTAAAGGGCTTAAGCGGTTGACTAAAGCAGGGTCAGAACCTGTTCGACTTGCTAAAGGTGGTAAAGAGTTGGTACGAGATAACTCTAAGAAGCGTAATTACAAAGTTAAAGGGGAGTAATTTGGGGTATTACGATATCTCTGATGAAGAGTTTGAGGAAATCACTGAGGGTGACGACTACGAACCTGTTACTAGGTCTAAGATTGAAGACCAGAGGCGCTGGGCAACCATGTACTCTCAAGTGTTTCAAAATACGAAAGATGACACTTATTGGGAGGTCACTTGGCAACAGGGGAGTACTGAACAGCAAGAGTGTGACTTGGAAGCAACCAAAGTCAAGGTTGTACCTAAACAAGTAACTAAAACTATTTACGTAATCGCAGAGGAAGAATAATGGCTACTGAAAAGAAAACTGTGTGGATCACTCTTGATACCCAACTCTACTGGTCGCAACTGTTTGAACAGAACCGCGACAAGGGTGAGATGCACGAAGAGACTGATGGAGTGTGTAAAACTACTCTGCGTCTTACGGAGGCACAGGTAGAAGAGTTGAAGTCTCTTGGTGTTCCTGAGCAAGCCTTGGGCTACCAAACCTTCAAGCAGACAACTATTGAAGATGACACCTTTACTTCTTATGTTGTGAAGCGTCCTTGGAAGTCCAAGTATCTGAAAGACCCTAACACGGGTGAGGCACAGATGATGGGTGCCCCTCTGGTGTTCGACTACAACACTGCTGTAGAGGCTTGGAAGGCTGCTGCTGGTACTGGTTGGCTCAAGGATGAATACAAGACCCCTTGGACTGTAGAGGATGGTCTGATCGGCAATGGTACGACAGCCAAGGTTAAGCTGTCTATCTACCGTGGGAAAAACAAAGCGGGTAAGCCTACTTGTGTTGTGCAGCTTGAAGAGGTTGCTATCGTTGATCTGGTTGAATTTACTGGGTCTAACTCTGATGGGTCGGTGAGATTCTAATTATGGCAAAAGCAGATAAAGTCCTTGTGGAAGAATACCGATTGACGCTGACCAAAGAAGAGTTTCTCCACCTCAAAGGTGTTCTTGGTAAAACACACTATAGTGATGAAACTTACGCCATCTGGGTCAAGATGGATGAGGTAGATGTATGAGAGTATCCATCCTCTTTGAACACGGAGCAGGGGAGTTTAATCCCCTGTTTATCCCCACCTACATCAGTAAAGATGGTGTAGAGACCCTTCACGACATGGCGCACTTGCTTGACCACGCCACTAGAGCAGCAGGGTTTACTCACTTTGATGGGGTATCTTACTATACGCATGGTGGGCAAGACCTAGCAACATCTAGTGAAGTAGATAAAATTCACTTTGGGTACGATCAACGATAGTGAGGGTTTATCTATGAAGACTAAACTAGAGGCTAGGCTTATTGCTCTTACACAACCCACTATCGAATTGAGAGAGCCTAGTGCAGAGGGGCTAATTGCTTACTGTGCTAGGGTCAGTAACCCAGATCATCAAGACAAAGAACTAGGTTCACTGCTACAGTACTGTATCAAGAATAAACACTGGTCAGTCTTTGAGATGGCAGATGCTGTAGTGGAAATTGAGGCACCTAGGGATATCAGTAGACAGTTGCTGCGTCACAGATCATTCTGCTTTCAGGAGTTTAGTCAACGGTACTCTGACCAGATTGAGTTTACTGAAAGAGAGTTTCGTAGACAAGACAGTAAGAATAGACAGAACAGCACTGAGGATTTGGACTCGATTGATATCGAGTATTCAGAAGCTGCACAAGAGAAGATCACTATAGCTGTTAAGTATTTCTATGAAAACATGCTAAACGGTGAAGTAGCTAAAGAGTGTGCTAGAGTGATCCTACCGGAGGGCCTCACAATGTCTAGGTTGTACATGAAAGGTTCTCTCCGTAGCTGGTTGCACTACCTAGAGGTGCGAGATGATGAGGGTGTGACTCAGATAGAGCACGTTATCCTAGCAAGAAAAATCAGAGAGTGTTTGTTGCCAGCATTCCCTAGAGTGTTTGGTTTTATCGAAGAGAGTAAATCGTGACACTCCCACTACCAAAACCTACTTTTATTACTGTAGAGGATAAACTATGAGAGTACTAATTGATGGTGATGTGCTCTCGTATCGAGTAGCCTTCTCCGCTAAAGACGAAGATGCTGTAACTGCCTGTAACAAGATGGATGAACTTATCCGTAATCTCAAAGAGTTTATTGACCCATTCAAACTTGTACCTACCTCTGCTTACTCTTTCTACTTGACTGGTAAAGGTAACTTCCGACATGATGTTGCCAAGACTGCTTTGTATAAGGGTAATCGTAAAGATGTAGAGAGGCCACAGCACCTACATGTATTGAGGCAGTATCTTGTTGACCAGTATGATGCAGAGGTATCTGATGGTGTAGAAGCAGACGATTTGATTGCTACTGCTGCTGCTAAAGAGTTGTACAACAAAGTATTGATTGTCTCTACTGACAAAGACTTTAACCAGTTGCCTGTATCTATTCTTAACCCAACCAAGATGGAAATTACCGTAGTGTCTCCTTGGGAAGCTACTAAGAACTTCTATATGCAAATCTTAACTGGGGATAGAGTAGATAATATCTTGGGTATCCACGGTATCGGACCTATCAAGGCTGCTGCAACCCTAGAAGGTTGCGACTCCCCTGTGGCAATGTACTGGGCTTGCGTAGAGGCTTACAGACACGTATGTGATCACCCAGAGGACCGGGTGCTAGAAAATGCTCAACTACTTTGGTTGAGACGTTTTGAAGGTCAGATGTGGGAACCACCAATTGCCACAGCGTAAACATGTAAAGAGTAACTACCGTAGTGGCCTAGAGGATCGTGTAGGTGAGCAACTAAAGAGTCTTGGTGTAGAGGCTGAATACGAAACAGTAAAGATTAAGTATCGTCTCGATGAACTAAAGACCTATACACCAGACTGGAAACTACCTAATGGGATCATTGTAGAGACTAAGGGACGCTTTGTAGCGGAAGATCGTAAGAAGCACCTTCTAGTTAAAGAGCAACACCCTAACCACGACATTAGGTTTGTGTTCCAGAACAGTGCAGCTAAGATTAATAAAGGGTCTAAGACTAGTTATGCTGACTGGTGCATCCGTAACGGCTTTAAATACGCAGATAAACTTATTCCAGAGAGTTGGGTAAAAGAATGAAAGTGCATATTGTTACAGCCTTTGATGCTGAACCTTACGAACACCGTTCTTGGGTAGATAAGGTTTTCTTTAATCTGAGTGATGCTAAAGATTACGTACAGTCTTGCAAGAACAAAGTGTTTGGGGAAGACCTAGACAACTTTAACTACGGATACATGATTGGTGGTACAGTCACCACAAGAGAGGTGCTATAATGAAGGACGAAAAGATGATCTATCAAATCGTAGAAGGCCCTATGTGGTCTCGTGAGATGGAGGGGTACCCAGATGAGAGTGACTTCTATGTTCTTGTCTGTCTTGTTGAGCAAGCTGACGGTTCTCTCTATGAAGAAGAAGTAGTCTTCCCTACCTTTAACTTGGCTTATGATGTAGTCAAACACTTCAAGTCTCAAGTCGTCCCTTATAGTGTGAGTTAACTTATGAGTGGTAAAACCGCAGTAGTTTGGTCATGCGCCCACGCTAAACCGGAAGCGTCTAATGAAAGGTTTACTTGGTTAGGTAACTTTATTGAGGATATCAAGCCTGACTACTGTATTGACCTTGGTGACAGTATTGATCTTTCCTCTCTTAACTCCTATGACACAAGGTACCCCAAAGCTATCGTGTCTCAATCTTACGAAGCTGATATCAACTCTTTTAACGAGTCACAAAGCATTCTGTGGGATCGTTATAAGCTGACAAAGAAGAAAAGACCATATAGAATCGGGTTTGCTGGAAACCACTGTGTACCAAAAGATACGGATATCTTGGTAAGGGGTGTTGGATGGGTTAATGTCGCAGAAGTAAATAAGGGTGATACTATCTTGACTCTTACAGGTTGGGAAAATGTCAAGGACACTATCGTAGAGCAATACAAGGGTGATCTTTATCAGTTAGGTGAGCGCGGTGCAATGAGCATCACCACTGATAAACACAGGGTGTATTACTATGACACTAATTATGGCAACCTTAAAGTAAATCTTGCAAAAGACTTACCTTTGTGGGTAGACCTTCCAGTGTCTACCACTATCGGAAATGGTGTTAACCTCACAGATGAGCAACTAAGGTTTAATGCTATTGCTATGACAGACAGTTATCACAGTAAAAACGGAAAATCTATCACGTTTTATCAAAGTGGAGAAAAAGCAAACCCTATTGAAAAGATTATTCAAGATGCTGGGGTTTTAATTAAACGAAAGACAAGTAGAGATAGAGGCATTACACATATCTGTGGTAAAGAACTCAAGAGTCAAAAGACTTCACACGAGTTCCATATGGATAAGCCGGATTGGTGTGTAGATAATAACAAAAGTATACCAGATTGGGCTTTCGATCTGACTGAAAAGCAATTTGAAGTGCTCTTGGAGACCTTGGTTTTTTGTGATGGCAGTATTCCTACAAGAGCAACTCTAAGTAGAGTCTTTTACGGTCGAAAAGAAATCTGTGATGACCTACAAGCCTTGTGTGTAACTAAAGGGTATAGAGCAACTCTGTCAGAGTATAGAAAGGGTCATTGGAGGGTTAATATCTGTAAGACAAACAAGTGTCGTGCCAAGAAGCAGAATCTAGGTTATTACGAGGGTACCGTTTATTGTCTAGTGGTGCCATCCGAGAACTTTTTGATGCGTCAAGATAACAAGCCCTGCTTCACAGGGAACTGTCACAGACTGAACAAAGCTATTGCCCTTGATCCCAGACTAGAGGGGAGTAAGTACGGTATTTCAGTGAGTCATATGCAGACTGATCACTGGTTTGATGACTACCACCCTTACGAAAACAGCGGGCCTGCCATTGTGGATTACGATGGTGTCAGCTACTCGCACTTCTTTAGTGCAGGGAACTATGGTACAGCTATCAGTGGTATGCACCATGCCTATGCACTACTGCAACACAGACACAGTTCTTCTGTTTGTGGTCACAGTCATAAGAGGGGTGTCTACTTCAAAGATGGGGCGCACCCTAACCCTATCATTGGTTTGGTAGTTGGTTGCTACAAGGGTAAAGAAGAGTCTTGGGCTGGACAATCTCAGAATGACTGGTGGCATGGCGTCACTGTGCTAAGAAACATTGATAAGGGTTGGTTTGATCCTGAGTTTATCTCTATGGGGAGGTTAAAACAAGCATATGGGTAAAAGAGAGTCCGTAAAGAAAGACAAACTACCTAGGGACTTTTACCCAACAGTAGACCCTGCCGCAATAACCCCTCTGCTGCCCTTTCTAGCCTCGTACAGCACCTATGTAGAGCCTTGTGCTGGGGATGGGTCACTGATTGATCTGTTGGCCTCTGGTGCCCCTCATATGGACTGTGTAGGGGCATACGATATTGAGCCTCAGAAGCCCGGCATCGTACAAAGGAATTGTAGGACATTTACTGCTAAGGACGCAGAGGGTGTACATTGC